TGGCCACTTGGTCATAGATACTGATGAAGAATATGGTGCAGAAGTAGGGACTCCTGTTTCAGAAGAACGAGTTAACCATTGTTTTAAAAATGATGTACAATCGGTTATTTTAGATTGTCATGAATTGTATGATGATTTTGATGATCTACCAGAAGAAGTCCAACTCATCATTGCAAATATGATGTTTAATATGGGTAGACCTAGACTATCTAAATTTAAAGGTATGAAACGTGGAGTAGATGCCAAAGATTGGAACGCAGCTGCAGATGAAATGGTTGATTCACGCTGGTATAAACAAGTAACAAATCGTGCAGATCGTCTTGTTGAAAGGATGCGAAACGTATGAAGTACACTCAAAGTCAATGGGATAGAGAGATAGGATGGGGTAAAGTGCCAGAAAAATATAAAGCTAAAACTAAAATAGGCATTTCTAAACTTGAAGAATACAAAAGTAAAATAAACTATGACGTTTGGGCAGATGTATCAAACGTGAAATATAATATGAAAGTAAATTATAATGTTCAATCACAAGACAGTGAATCTACCAGAAGTAAAAACAGAAACGATAAATCGTAAACGATTTTACGTAACACCAGAAGGGAAGAAATATCCCTCAATAACTACAGTTCTTTCCAATCGTAAAAAAGAAGGATTATGGGAATGGCGTAAACGTGTTGGTAATGATGTTGCCAACTATGTTGCACGTACCTCTTCTGCAAGAGGAACAGCTGTTCACTATATGTGTGAAGATTATCTTAACAACGAGTTTGATGAAGAGAAACATAAGAAGAATTTTTTGCCCTATTGTCTATTCAAACAGTTGTCAGATCGTGCATTACCAAATGTGAATAACATCTATGCACAAGAAGCAGGACTGTATAGTGATAAATATAAAGTGGCAGGCCGTGTAGATTGTATTGCAGAATACAAAAATACTCTTTCTATCATTGATTTTAAAACATCTTCTAGAGAACGTAATGACGATTGGAACGAAAATTATTATATTCAGACTGCCGCATACGCTGAGATGTTTCAAGAAAGAACTGGTTTAAAGACAAATCAAATTGTAATTCTAGTAGTAACAGAGGATGGTACTGTTCAAGAATTTGTTAAAAATAAAAAAGAATATCTTCCTATGTTGGAAGATTCTATGAAAGAATGGAGCAAATCAAATGAAACACCTATCAATAATGATGGCGATGTTTCTACTAGTGGGTTGTCAAACAACGCAATCGGCTGAAACAGAACCAAAACCTGATGTTGTAAAGGAACCAAAAGAAGAAGTGACAAAACCCCATAACCCTTTTGAGAATCTTGAAATTCCTTCTGGCCAAATTATCACAAGTACAAAACCTGTAGTATGTGGAAGAATTGATGTTATGCTTAATCGAATGAAAGAACAATATGGTGAAGTTCCTGTATTCATAGGTAGAGTTGCTATTCAAAATTCAGGCGAAGGTCAAAAACAAATTGTGTCTATGCTGGTACAAAATCAAAAGACAGGCAGTTATACTTTTCTAGAACAAATGCCAGTAGAGGAACGGCTTATGTGTATTCTATCTACTGGTCATGGTAAATTAAAAATTTCACCATTAGGAACTAAACTTTAATTAAAAAAAGTACTTGACATTTTAAATCAACTATGGTATAAATATAATACAGTTCGTTGATACGGATTGAAAGACGTACAGGACTTGGGGGCAGTACCCAACGCCTCCACCATAATCTCACTTCTAGATGAGATATTGAATTACTGCTTGGAAGTGGGATTATTATGGGGGCGAAATAGGATCGACTGGCGTGGAATAGAGAAGTGGAGAATTGTCGGATGACTCCGTTATTGGTCAAAACACTAAACGCAAACGATAACTTTGCACCTATGGCACTTGCTGCGTAAGCAGTAAATGTTAATGGAGTTTCGGTAGGTTTCTTAGCAACAGAATAACCTACCACCTTATTGCTGTATATCGACTTCGGACGCAGCAGGGGTCATCACCTAATAGATGCGTGGGGGGCCACGGTTAGCCCCTCAACTTATTAAAAAATGGGAATACAAATGAATACAACTAAAACATTTTCTCTCCAAATAGAGAGTATTGCACAAGAAAAAAGAATTACACACATGGAAGCCGTCCTTTGGCATTGTAAAAAAGAAGGAATTGAACCAGACACAGTAAGCAGTTTACTATCTAAAGGTCTTAAAGAGAAGATCGAAGCCAACGCAAGGGAATTAAATTTCCTTCCTCGTCAAGCACAACTACCAGTATAGGAGATATATAATGGGAATAGTATTAGTCATAGCACTTTTTGGTGCATTATTTGTAACAGACAATCAAGAGTTTTTTGATAAAGCATCAAAAGACATTGAAAATGGACATACATGGCATTTAGTAGGGCCAAGGGATGCAGACCCTAGTGTACCTTCATTAACTTTAAAAGTTGAGGGTCATAAGCCTCAAATCATATGGAAATTAAAAAAGGATTAAAAGAAGGCTTGGTAAAGGGAGCTATTGTTCTCTTACCAACCTATCTTACAGCATACTTAACAGATAAAATGATATATGTTATTCCTATGCTTGCAGCTGCAAGTTTTATTGCAGCTAGTATCAGTAACGATAAAGTAGAACGTAGAGTAGAAGAAGACGGTTTTAGAAAAGACGATGCAAGCAGTTGACGTATATTTAATGTATTGTGCTTTGAAAGCTCACTTTAAAGGTGGGTATGATTATCATAGATTTAGCGGTCAAACAAAAGTTTCTAGAGATTCTTTCTGGAAACGGAAAGACCGCATTTTCTTTGTTAAATTGGCATCCAAGTATGGCAAAAATGATAGTGAAGTTCTTAACTATTTTGTATCAAATTTTATTAAGAATCGTGAGGGATACATTGCAAATTTCAATAAAGAAAATTATGAAGATTGGTTACAACGAAAGAAGATGTTCTATGAACTCTTCTCTCAAGAGATGCAACCACTTGTTAAAAACTTTGAGCCCCTCTTTGAATGTAAGAATGAACAACACCCCATATTGCTCAAAGAGTATTTGGGTAAAAGAGTTTCTTTGGAGACTATGATTATATTGGATGAACTTGTTGAATTTAGTGAGAAATGGAATAAGGAGTTAGTATGGGATGATTTTGTGTGGCCTGATGTAAAAAAACTTATGAATAATTACAAAGGGTTCTTGACAATTCGTGCTGAAAGGTATAGAATGAAATTATTGAAACTTATAGAGGAGTCCAGCTAATGGAAGTCACTGTGTACTTGGATGGTAATCCCACCATTCGGGAAGAAGGTTTTTTTGAGAGCAAGGTTACTACTCTTGAAAATACAATTAAAGCATTGCAATATGACAATGCTGAGTTAGAGAAGTCTAACTTAAATCTGGTGGATAGATGCACCAAGCTTGCATCACGCCAACCAGCATGGCCTAAGGGGTATTCGCCTCGTAGACATGACCGCTTCAAAAAGCGGGTATAAGTGGAATTGCCGGCGTAGCTCAGTTGGTAGAGCAGTTGCTTTGTAAGCATCATGTCAGGGGTTCGACTCCTCTCGCCGGCACCATTTTTAAGGATATATAATGGAAGTAAAATTAATAGACCATATGGGAAGTGATTTAAGTGTAGTTAATGCTGCTCGTGTATCATTTTCAAAAACATCTGAATGGGATTCTATTCCAGAAGCTGGGCCTTTAGAAGGTTTGTTGTCTACTAAAGATGAAAAGTTAATTAACTATCTTGCAAAACATGATCACTGGAGTCCTTTTGGTCACGCATCTATGCAATTTCATGTTAAAGCTCCTATTTTTGTTGCCAGACAACTTGTTAAACATCAAGTCGGTTTGGTGTGGAATGAAGTGTCCAGACGTTATGTAGATACAGAAGTAGAGTTTTATGAACCAAAAGAATGGAGACTTGCAGCTGAGAATAAGAAGCAAGGTTCTTCTGATGAAACTATAGAATATGGTGTAAGTTCTACATATCAATGGTGCAACGAAACATATAAAAATATGTTAAAAGCTGGAATTGCACCAGAGATGGCTAGAATGGTCTTACCACAATCAATGTATACTGAATGGTATTGGAGTGGAACACTAATGGCATTTGCTCGTGTATGCAATCTACGATGCAAACCAGATACTCAAGTTGAAACTCAAATGGTTGCAGACCAAATTGATAAGTTAGCCAAAGACTTATTTCCTAACTCATGGGAGGCCCTAAGAAATGTATAATGGTAATGAAAGTAATCTTGCATCAGTAGATAAGATTATTGTTTTGATGGAAGAAATTTCAGTAATAAAAAGTCGATACACAGAGAGTGATACAGGACATTTAAGAACTGCTGTAAGTGTATTAGAAAATCGTGTACAAGAACTACGAGATAAAATACATGACTAAACATTTAGTTTTAGGTAATGGTGAATCTAGAGCTTGGTTTAAACCCAGTGAAAATAAGATACATAATAATGACGTAATTACATGGGGATGTAATGCAATCTATCGTGACGGTGATGTTAATAATCTTATTGCTATAGATTACGGCATACAACAGGAAATTTATGAATCAGGGTATCATAAGTTAAGTCAATGTTGGTTTGCAGATTGGAATCCATTACCTTCAGAGGCAGCAGATGGAATGTTATTTGGATTTGATATACCAGAAGCATTCATACATCATAATGAAACTCCCGGCGGATTGATAGGTCAATGTGTAATATCTGGTAAAGACCCTACTACAATCAATGAAAAGATTGAAGCTGCAATACAACAGTTTCCCCATCTTGATATGGAAGATTTAAAATTGAAGATGGGTAAGGATGTTGGTGTTTGGATTACTTACATAAAAGAAACAGATACAATAAAAAATATTGACTCTCCTAAAGGGTGGTCAGCTGGAACAACTGCAATTCATCTTGCTTGTCAAGAGGGAGCAGAAGAAATATACATGGTAGGGTTTGATTTAAGCTCTCCAAACAAACTTATAAATAACATCTATAAGGGAACTGATTATTATTTTCCCGAAAACGCAAAAGGGTTTAGTCCGCTTAATTGGATGAAGCAATTAGAGATAGTTTTTGATGAGTTTCCACAAATCCAATTTTATTGGGTTGATCCTCAGTCGGGATATTTAGGTACTTTTACTAATCTAGGGTACTTGACAAAAACAAAATTTTGTGATATATTAAACATACGATAAAACATACAATTACATACGATAACATAAGGAGATACATATGTCGTTAAGTGCAATGAAGAAGTCCAACTCTTTGGACAAACTGCTCGGTGCAGCAGTACAAGAAAACAAACCACTAGAAAAGAAGTCATACGTTGATGAACGTATCTGGAAACCTGTAATGGATAAAACTGGTAACGGTTTTGCTATCATTCGTTTTCTTCCAGCACCAAAGGGTGAAGAACTTCCTTGGGTAAAACTTTGGAACCATGCGTTTCAAGGCCCAACTGGTCAGTGGTATATTGAGAACTCTCTTACCACCATTAGTCAAAATGATCCAGTATCAGAACTGAACACTAAGTTTTGGAACTCTGGTGTTGAGTCTGATAAAGAGATTGCTCGTAAACAGAAGCGTAAGTTGCAGTACTACTCCAACATCTACGTTGTCAAAGATAGTGCAAATCCAGAGAATGAAGGTAAAGTATTCCTTTATCGTTATGGTAAGAAAATCTTTGATAAGGTCATGGAGACAATGCAGCCTGCATTTGAAGATGAGACTCCAGTAAATCCATTTGATTTTTGGGAAGGTGCAAACTTCAAGTTGAAGTTACGTAAGGTTGATGGTTATTGGAACTACGACAAGTCTGAGTTTGAAGCACCATCTGCTCTAGCCGACAAAGATGAGAAG